GATAAAAGATAAAAGTTGAGAGTCAGTTTATAAGTTTACGGTTTACTGTTTACAGTTATGGCTATATTAGGGAACAATGTGTTTGTGTGTGTTGGTAACGGTAGTGCGGCTGAGATTATAGCTGGCACCAGGAGCAACGAGATACAGACGGGTGCTGAGACGATAGAGATTTCAAGCCCGACGAGCGGTCAGTGGCGTGAGTTCATTGCTGGCCGGAAGGAGTGGTCGATAACGACCGGCTTCTTGGTGATGACAACGAGCGACATTCAAGGCTTGCTGAACGTCGGCAACAGTTATCACTTGCAGATAGTTGAACGCCAGGGGACGGCCGTGACCATTGTGGCCGAAGGTGATGCGATATTGGTGACGTGCAAGGTGAGCGGAAGTGTGGGGAATTTGCTGCAAGGCAGTTTCCAGTTCCAAGGAACTGGAAGCCTTTCGGCTTCCAGTTAGTTTACCGTTTACGGTTTACTGTTTACGGATAAAGGTTACGGGTTACGGGTTACAAAGTACCCCTTGGCAAGCGTTTGGCTTGCAAGTTAGAAATAATAGTAAAAAGTTATGAAGTGGTTGACGCTTGAATATGTGAAAGCGCACAGCAGAATTGAATACGACTGCGAGGACGAGTTGCTCGAGTTGTATGCGGAGAGTGCGGAGGAGTCGGTATTGAACTGGATAGGACGGACGTATGATGACGTCCTGAGTGAGTTTGGTGAGGTTCCGAAGCCTCTGTATCATGCCGCGTTGATGCTCGTCGATTTGAGTTATCAGCAAAGGAGTGCCATCAGCATGCAAAACTTGTATGCTGTGCCATATACGTTCGACTTTTTGGTGAAGCCGTACATGAAACTGACTGTTGATGATGAGCCAAACCCATCCGGATATGCAGTCTTGAAAGACTGGAATGGCAAAACGATTGAGACAGCAGATGGAATGATAGTCATGGTTAAAAAATAAAATATGGAACAGATATTTAGATTGCGCCAAACCGGTGCTGAATTACAAGCGATTCTTGACAAGTGCGTTGAATTGCCTACACGCGAAGAGTTAGACACTGAATTGTCGGAAGCCTATCACTTGCCAGAAGGCGGAATACCAAGTGAAGACCTTTCTGAAGAAGTAAGAAGTTCATTGAGCAAGGCAGACACAGCTTTGCAAGAAGCGTATGAAGTGATTACACATGCCGACCTGACATTGGTTGGCGGTATTTATACAATTAGCCGAGTGACGCACATAAATGAAATATGGGAAGCCCAAAAAGTACCAGTCTTTATTGCCCACTTGGTTGATGACGATGTGGATTTCGTTGCAGTGCTGAAGAAAGACGCAAACGGACGATTTGTTGGTGATTATTTCTATGGAACCAAACGATTCCACTTCTTGTCAATGCCTGCAACATCGCAATTTGCGACAGCAGCGATAAGTGTATTTGATAATTAACTTAAAATAAATTTTCAGTATCATGGGAGTTATAACATTAAATCCGTTGGCACCTGGACAAAATATTCGTCCAGACGTGAAGCCGGTTAAAGTCAATTTTGCTTACCTGAAGCAAATTCGTGATGGTGGCAACCTCGTTGCGGGTCAGTGGTATAGGATTACGGACTACAAGACAACCGTAAATCATTACACGAACAAGGCCGCTCGTAGTACAGAACATCCGTTTGACATCCTTGTGATGGCACTTGACGAGAAGACGCTTTCGGAAGAAGCGTTTGCCATCCAGCATGTTGGTGACACCTATTTCCAGAACAGCGACCTTGCTGCGTGGAAGTTGCGTTTCACGCTTGACAACGTGCGATGGTCTTTGCAGAAGGGCTTGTATATGTTAAGCTCTGAGGACGAAGACTATGTTTTCGTCAAAGACGGCACGGTGGTTATTGACGGCACTACCTACATCAAGTGGAAGGGCGACGCTGTGTTTGCAGAAGACTATTCTGACTACGTTGTAACGGAAGACGAAGAGGTTGGCACGACCATATATGTATGGTATGGTGACCCAGACGAGACACTCGAAGAAGAGTTTGGTACGATTTCCACACTCACAAACGAACAGAACGAAGGCAAGGGCACCATCCTTTGGATGAAGGATGAGTTTAACAACGAGTGTCCGTACGACTTCAAGAACATCCAGTTCAAGCGTTATATGACGACGGACAGCGTGAGCGGACGCGATGGTCTTGGCGGCAAGTACATGGTAGCCGACTTGAACTACCTTGCAGCCGGATTAAGCGTTGATGATGAGACAGACTTCATCTGGGCGTTCACTTTTAGCAGTGACAACAGCGGCGGCGAGCAGACCGACTATTCGCTTGGAGGTCAGGACATACATGACAATGTTTTCAAGCCTTACGGCGAGTCACTTCCTAACAATGTCATGTTCGGTTCCGGAAACTATACTAACAACATAGGAGTGGATTGCTACAACAACTCTTGGGGCAACAATTGCTACAACAACTCTTGGGGCAATGGATGTAACAACAACTCTTGGGGCAACAATTGCAGTCGTAACTCTTGGGGCAACAATTGCTACTACAACTCTTGGGGCAATTATTGCAGCAATAACTCTTGGGGCAATGGATGTAACAACAACTCTTGGGGCAACAGTTGTCAGAACAACTCTTGGGGCAACAGTTGTCAGAACAACTCTTGGGGCAACAGTTGTCAGAACAACTCTTGGGGCAACGATTGCTACAACAACTCTTGGGGCAATTATTGCAGCAATAACTCTTGGGGCAACAGTTGTCAGAACAACTCTTGGGGCAACAATTGCAGTCGTAACTCTTGGGGCAACAGTTGTCAGAACAACTCTTGGGGCAACGATATCACGAACAGCACTGTATTTGACGGTGTTCAATATACGCAGATAACAACTGAGAAAGTGAAGTATGCACAAGTATTGAACGGCGTTGCAGGAACGTCAAATAATAAGTTGACACTGGGCTTTGCGGCACAAAAAGCATACACGCAAGTGGCGGCCTTGACAACCAGTGGAACACTCGAAATTTACGTTCCAGGAGACCTCGTATAAAACGCAATGTTTGCCAAATGATGCGCACAGAGTCCATCATTTGGCAACATTTTTAATGCGACGAGAAAGCAACGCACAGAATTTCAACGAGATATAGCCAATCTTAATAAGTCGCCCCAAGAGTAATACACGTTCAGAAGATGACGAACCAGGACAAGATACGATACCGACTGGTTTTTAACCGTTCTGGGCGCTTGAACAGAAAGGGAGAGGGACTTGTTCAGGTTGAATGTCAGCAAGGGAAGCGACGGATTTACTTCTCAACGAAGGTATATCTCGAGCCAAAATACTGGCGTTGCGGTATGGTTGTGGACCATGAATTGTCTGCTGACCTGAATGTCATTCTCAGGCGAATGAGAATAGACATTGAACGTGTAGAACTTGACTTTATGAAGCGAGATGTGAAGGTAACTCTTCCAATGCTTCGTGAAGCGGTAGAGAGCAACACGGCACCAAGTGCGAAGCTGACCGACTTTGGCCGTTCAGTGATAGCTGCCAGCGACCGTCGAGACGTGACAAAGGCAAATTACAGAACGTTGATGAACGACATCGACAAGTTCCGTCGAGGCGTGAGAGTTGACGAGTGCGACTATTCCTTCGTAGAAAAATACGACCTCTATTTGAAAGACAGCGGTGTGCAACACAACACCCGCGTGGGCCGTCTTCGCTTGCTGCGAGCTGTGTTAAATGAAGCCATGAAGCGCGATATGATAGCACGCAACCCATTCGACCGCTACCGTGTGGAAGGCATGACTTCGCGTCACGGTTTCCTTGGAGACGGAGATATAGCGAAATTGGAGAGGCTTACGGAATTGACCGGAATGGAGGAGATGGTACGCGATGCCTTTCTGTTTTGCTGTTTTACTGGTTTGCGTTGGAGTGACTTCAAGGCGTTGCAGCCAGAGAACATCAAGAATGGTTGGATTCGCATTGTGATGCAGAAAACGAATCAGCCCGTTGCCATTCCATACACGAAACTATTTGAAGGCCGTGCAGAATTGATGCTAAAACGATATGACGGCGACATACGACGCATGAACAATCGTTTGCCGACAAACAGTCAAGTAAATTCAACGCTGCGTGACATACTTAGGAAGGCGTGCATTAATGTAGGCTTCCGTGTTACATTCCACACATCCCGTCATACCTTCGCGTCTCTTTTGTTGGAAGAGGGCATTCCTGTGACAACTGTGCAACGCATGCTTGGCCATACAAAGGTACAGACGACGCAGATATATGCAGAGGTAACGGAGCGAACAATCGAAAAGGATGTTCGGAGGCTAAGCAAGTCGCATTCGCAAAGAGTACCCCTGAATCGTAAAAGAGCAAGTATTATGTAGAATAACGTATAGCACTTAAAACTATGGCAAAGAAAAAAGAAAACGAAATGGCAAATGCTCAACTCGTTAAGGAGCATGCAACAGTTACAGAAGAAAGGAACAGCAAGCTGTTGCGTTTGACGGCCGAAGATGGTTACATCATGAAGTCGAAGAACGGACATCTTCGCAAGAGCGTGCTGACCGACCCCAAGAGGGCAGAAGGTTGGAATGCTGTTGCTGAGAAATAAGCACTATTGAAGCATGAAAGGTTTTGCAAGTGGATTGAGGCGGTTTCGCATTAAGGTGCTGAATCGCACGCAGGCAGAAATGGGAGCCTTTGGCCTTGACTCTTCAGAATTGGAGTGGCAAGAGTCAGGCGAAGTGTGGGCAGATGTCAACTGGACCAAAGGCAAGGCTGCGATGTCAGCAGGAGCCCTTGATGCCTATGCAGTCAAGATGGTGCGCATGAATTGGAATGACTTTACCAACGAGCGCAGTCGCATCGTTTGGGAAGGTAAGACATTCCAAATCTTGCCTGACACATTCCACGAAAGCCACTACGATAACACAATTCAATTCCACATGCAGCTAATTGTGAACAAAAACGAAGCAACATGAAGCAAATCGGCATAGTACATTATAACACGCCGGAACTGACAGAGGCCTGCATCTTGTCTTTGAGAAAGACTGGTTGCTTCTGGCCTGTCACTATTCTTGACAATAGCGACAGGCAACCATTTGAGGCAAAGCTGCCTTTCGTAACTGTGCTTGACAATACCAAAGGTCAACTCATAGACTTTGATGCAGAGCTGGCCAAATATCCAGACCGCTTATTCGACAAAGCAAGGGTGAGCAATTTTGGCTCCGTTAAGCACATGCTTTCTGTGCAGTACCTTTGGGATGTGCTTGCAGATGGCTTCATCCTTTTGGATAGTGACATTCTGCTTCGCAAGTCCATCAAATTTCTTTGGGATGAAAGGTTTGCAGCAGCCGGCAAAGTGCAGTACTTACAGAAAGTTGGCAGGAAAGAGAAAGACAGGCTCATACCGATGTGCTTGTATATGAATGTGCCTTTGCTAAAAGCAAACGGAGCAAGGTTCTTTGACCCGCATAGGTCATGGTGGCTTCAGAAGGGAGAAAACAATGTTGGTAATATGTATGACACAGGTGCTTGCCTGCTGGAAGACATACGAAAGACAAAGCCCCAATTAGTCGCAAGGTGCTATCCGAATCTTAATGACTATTATGCTCATTATGGTTCTGGAAGCTGGCGCAAGACAGACAAAAAAGAACAGTTGAAATGGCTTGCAAAATTTGCGCCACTCTGGAAGCCAAATGGCAAATACAAGTTAGGTGCAGTTGGCGAAGACACACTAAATGCAAAGATATATATCTGCGCACATGGTGACTTTATGCCACAGGTGAAACATCCAATCTATGAAACAATAGATGCAAGGGAATTTGGCGAAGACAAAAGAGGTGTTTTCTTGAGCGAAATCTTCACTTATCAGAAAATTGCGAAAAAGAAGGTGTTGCCAAAAATTATCGGTTTTTGCGGTTATCGCAAGTACTTCGAGTTCATGGATGATGTGCCGACTCTCAACGAAGACACAAAGTACGTCAGCAAGAAGCAAAACCTACGGGAACCCATGCGTGAACATTACAAGAAATTTGCAAACCCCGCAGACCTCGAACTGTGCACGGATGTGATAACTGACCTTTGCGGGAAAGACAAGTTAAACAAACGATTTGTTGAAGTCTGGAAAACGTCCCTTGAAAGTCAGTACATCCATCCGTGCAGCATGTTCGTGATGCCGACCAGCGAGTTCAAGAAGATGATGAAAGTGGTGAGCGCGATTCTGTCGGCTTGGCTGAAAAAAGTGGGAGACCTGGAAGGGCTGGACAAACGCATAGAAGCGAATGCAGAGGCATATCACCTTGAACGTGTGGGGATGCACTATGCAAGGAGAGTTGGCGGTCAGCTTGGCGAACGTTTGATAAGCGCCTGGATAGACTGGGCGATGCCAGAGGCGAAGGAAGTTCCTATCACCATAACGTGGAACCGTCTTTAGTTTACCGCTTACGGTATCCCCAGGGCGGACAAATGTCCGCAGTTTAGAGTTGAAAGTTTAGAGTTTAGAGACAAAAACACAAGAAGATGGATAATTTCTTCAGGAATTGGTTTGGCGGTTCGAAGCGAGAGGCTGTGCCGGTGACGGCTCCGTGTGGTGTTCCGTCTTCAACAGTCGAGCCGCAGAATACGGCCAAGGGTGCCAACTGGGAGGCGAATATCGTTGTACCGAGAGACAAGAGGAGTCTGCTGGTTCCGGCATGGTATAGAGGCGTGACGCTGTTGATGCAGACAATGGGCCAGATGGTGACGCAGATGCAGAAGCTGGACGGCGAAGGCGGCAACTTCACCGAGGACATGCGCGGCATCGGTCGCAGAGTGAACCGTCTGCTGCAAATCAGGCCGAACCCGTTGATGACTGCCTCACAGATGCAAGAGCAAATAGTGTATCGCACAATTTACTACGGCAACGCGTACGTCTACATCGAAAGGGACGTGTGGGGCGACCCATTATATTTGTGGCTCTGCACCAGCGGGGCGTATTTGCCAGAAAGCGACTCGTACATGCTTGTCTACAACCGCGACGGACTTCCGAAGGTCGTGACTGAGGTGCCGAACGCCGACTGCATCCACTTCAAGAACGTCATCATGGACGGCATGATGTGGCGCGGTTTGCCGACGCTCGAGTTTGCGCTGAATGCACTTTCGATTGCAGCCACCAGCAACGAACAGACGCTGCAAGATGTGGCAAAGGGCGGCAAGTACAAAGTTCTTGTCCAGGAAGAGAAATCACCGACGGCCAGCACCCGCGGTCGTGCCAACCAGAAAGAGATGCGTAGGATGACGCGACAGTTCGCCGAAGACTGGCAAGCGAATGACGTCGTGATGCTCGACAACGTAGCCGACGCGAAAATCATCAGTCAGACCAGCGAACAACTTCAGTTGCTTCAGAACAGAGAGTTTTCCGTGAGCGACCTTGCAAGAATTTTGGGCGTTCCTCGCATCATGATGATGGAAGACTCTGGTTCAAGCTATAAGATGCCAGAACACGCGACGCAAGAGTTCTTGCTGAGAACCATTCAGCCGCGAATCAGGGAGTGGGAAGACGAGTTGAACAGCAAGCTCATTCGAGAGCAAGACTGGGGCCGCAGACGCATTCATGTGTGCGAGTTGGCTTTGAGGCGCCTGGACGCAAGAGGTCAGGCCGAAATCGACAAGATTTTGCTCGAGTGCGGCGTGATGAGTCCGAACGAGTTGAGGAACCGCTACGACCTTCCGAAGATAGAAGGCGGCGACACGCACTATGTGACCGCCCAGGTTGCCGTGATGGACAGCGAGAAGTTGCGGACGAACGGAGGCGGAAGGCCGAGCGAAGAGAGTACCCCTGCAAGCACTTAGTGCTTGAAATGTAAAGTTTACTGTTTACCGTTTACAGTTTAAGAGATAGAAATGGATGCAAAGAAAAGAGAAATCAGGACCATTGACTGCGAGCTGTCCGTACGAGAGGCGGAAGGCGGTCAGACGGGCGAGTCTCGAACCATCACCGGCCGAGCCATCGTTTTTAACGTTGAGTCGGTTGTCATTGATGACTGGGGAGAACGGTTCCGTGAAGTGATATTGCCGGAGTGCGTCACGATGGAGTTCCTGAACACGCAAGACGTGAAGATGAACATGCTTCATGACCGTCATTTGACGCTTGCGAGGAACAACAAGGCAGCGGCCAACGCGACGCTCAGGATGGCAGTGGACGAGCAAGGCGTCACCTTCGAATTTGAAGCGCCGAAGTGCGACATCGGCGACAGATGCCTGGAAATGGTAAGGCGAGGCGACTATTCAGGCTGCTCGTTTGAGTTCATGCCGAAGGACTACGAAGTCGAGCGGACGAAGAACGCAGACGGCACCGAAGACGTCATCATTCGCCACAAGAGTTTCGAGTGGCTGGGCGCCCTGACAATAGGCCTCGACCCCGCGTATGTGCAGACGAGTGTGAATGCCAGGGAAATCGGCACCGACAAGGTTGCAGAACCAGCGCCTGAGCCAGAACCGAAACCAGCTGAGCCGACAGAGGAAGAGCTGAAAGCCAAGGCAGAGGCAGAGGCAAAGGAACGTGAGAGGCTTGCCGCTCAGAGGAAGCGCGAAATCGCAAAGCGAAAAATCGACGAAGAGAGAATAAAGTTTGAGTTTTATGTTTAACCCCTAAACGTTTAGAAAAATGGGAAAAATGACAAACGAACAGCTCCGCGAGAAGCATTATGCAATCTGGGAGCAACTTGACCAGATGGACGAACTGAAGGTCAAAGAGAACCGTGAATTCACGGAGGAAGAGTGCAAGAAGTACGACGCCCTCGTCCGTGAGAGTGCTGGCCTGACCGCCAGAATCAACGCCATGAAGAGCGGCAAGGACCTTGACGCCCTGCGTGAGCACAAGACCAAGGACGCCATGTTGCGCGAGTACCTGAAGAACTGCGTTGCAAAGCGCGAAAACGCCAGCACCATCCTTCAGAACCCCGTGACAGAAGGTGGCGACCAGAACACCATCGCCAACCTGGAAGCTGGCGGTGCAGTGCCCCTGACCATCCGCGAAATCATCGACACCAAGGTTGCCGGCATCGAGTTGCCCGCTGACCTCCGCATGGTGACCGGCGTCATCGGCAACGAGGTTTGGCCTTACAGCATCAACGACGTCGAGTTCCGCGTGAAGGGTGAGGTTGAGAAGATTGGCGAACAGCCCCTGAACTTCGCCAAGGTGAACGCCGTTCCAGAGACCGTTGCCGCAAGTGTTGCAGTTAGCCATCGCGCTATCGACAACGCCGCCTTCGACCTCTACGGCTTCATCGTTTACAAGTTGCAGAAGGGTTGGGCCATCTTCAAGGCAGCCCACGTTTACAGCCCAGGCGACTGGCAGAACAACCTGAAGGGTCCGTTCGCTTACTGCACACCGAAGGAACTGACACTGGACGAGAACATCGGCAAGAACCTCGCAAAGGAGGCTGCTGAGATGTACGACGACGGCTTCGAGGGCATTCCTTACTTCACCTTCAGCAAGTCGACTGAGGTTGAGTTGGCATACACCAAGGCCATTCCTGGTGTTGCTGGTGACCGCACCGTTGTTCAGGACGGCAAGTGCGTAGGTTATCCCTACACCATCAGCCCGTTCATCAACACCGACGTGGACAGCAACGGCGAGTTGCAGAAGTCTTCCGACACCTACATCGGTATCGGTCACTACGGTTACCTCGCCCTTCAGCAACACGGTGAGTTCCGCTTCAATGTGGACGCAACCAGTGCTGAGGTCTTCAGCCGTTCAACCATCGTTATCAGCCTCTCGACAGACATGAGTCTCACCGAGCTGAGCTGCAAGGTGAACGGCGGAGCTGGAACAACTCCAAAGGCCTTCAAACTCATTAAACTCGTAGGTGGCACAACCACAACTGAGTAAAAAGGGAACTTCTTTCTGGGTGGCTTCATCATAGTTCCGGCTTGCGTCATGCGACGGAGATAACATCCCGTTAGGCGCAAGCCACCCCCAGGGAGGAAATCAGTAACAAGTCACACAAATAGCAATGAGTCTGGCATTAGATAGCATCTTTGCGACAGCCATACGGGCGAACAGCACGTTGATGGAACGCATCGGGAAACGGTTATGGTCGACGGCCATTCCATACCCCGACGAGAAAGCCATAAATGTTCCGGTTCCGTACGTTATTGTCACCCTTGACGGCGTTACGAACGAACAAACCACCAAGGACGACCCGTTTGAAAGCGAGGACGACCAGGTGAACATCGGCGTCATCGTCACCGCTTCCAGTCGCGTTCAGTTGGCTGAAGTTGCCAAGGATGTCAGAAGCGCCATACACGCTTACATGGTTGAAAACTATGCAAGCACTGGCATCACCGGCTATCAATTCAGCGCTGACGGGGTTCAGTATGACCAGTTCAAACCCTGCTATTGGCAGACTCTACGCTATGTGTGCGACGTAACAAACGACGACAATGAGCAAGAAGAAGACTGAGGCCCAGAAGGCCGAAAATGAGATAAAGGCCGGCAAACGCTATGCCGTGGAAGCCAGCACTCGTGCAGAGGCTTCCGAGATGATGCGCGAGCTTCGCAGAAAGGCATTTTCCGCTGGGCTTTTGCATCAGGAAGGCGGAGCCATACAATATCAAAAGAAGGACTATCTGGACAAAGGAAAGTTCGTTGGCGCCGTAGTGTTTAACCCTTAAAAAGAGAGAGAAAATGGCACTGACAAAATTGATGGGACAGAACTTTCGCATTCAATGCGATAGTGCTGTTGTTGACGAAGCCGTATCGTGCACCGTCCAGATTCAGGGCAACCAGGAATCTGTGAACACGAAGGATGGTGTTGGTGGTTTCGTCAAGGAACAAATGACTTCGAGGAACTGGAACGTCAGCGTCGAGACACTTGACGTGAGCGTTGCAACCCTTCGCAAGTACATTCAGTTGTTTGTAGACCAGGGCACCTTTGGCACAAGTGGAGAAAACGGCGCCAACATTGGTTGGGACCAGACATCCGGTCTCGACAACAGGACGCTTGAAAACGCCGCTATTGCACGCTCTGGTAACGCTTATCTGACCTCGATAGGTATCTCTGCCGCAAATCGTCAAATTTGCCGTTTAAGCCTTGGGTTCCAGGGCAACGGCCCAATCGAATAAAGCTATGGACAAAGGACAACATCTACGACTGTTGATAAGTGCTGCGCTTGGGAGCGGAGCTGCTTATAAAGTGATAGGTTTGGCAACAGACCTTCAGGCGAATTTCGAAATGGCGACAGAGAACAGCACGACCAAGGACGACACGGACACGGCTGGCGGCGACTGGGACACCTTCGAACCAACGACAAAGAGCGGAAACATCACGTTCTCTGGTTTGGTGAACGTAGGTTCGGATGCTGGAGCGAAGACCTTCAACGACATCCAGAACGGCGTGAGCGACGTTGTTGTGTACTGGGAGTTGGCCGCCGTTGGCGGAGAGAACAACCGCGTTGTCTCCAAGACAATCTGCTCCGGCGCCGGTAAGATAGTCGGGCTTTCAGTTGACGCAACTGTTGACCAGAGAGCAACCTATCAGGGAACGTTGAACTTCTACGGACCCATAACGGTGGGTAACAACTAAGAATCTATCGCCTCTCGGCTGTCTTGCGGCCCAACGCAAGCAGGCGGGAGGTTTTTCATTTTTATAGACAAAGGAACTATGAAACAAGAAATCACCATCGGCGGGAAGAAGTATTCCGCCGAGTTCAACATGACGACAGTCCTCACATACGAGGAACTTGTCGACAACACCTTTTTCGGCGAAAAATTTGTGAAGTTGAAGAATCAGGCGGCGCTTGTTTTGGCCGCCGTGTTTACGGCTGACGAAAAGACCGACATTGAGTTGAAAGAGCTGTTAGAAGCCGAGAATCTGAAAGACGTGCAGAAGGCTTTTGTTGCAGTTATGGAGTTGGCCGCTGAATTCTTCAAAATTCCGAAAGTTTTACAAAAGGAAGAAAACGAGGAGGCAGAAAAAGCCTCCGGTGAGGGCGGCGCAAAAAACTGACAAGCGCCCATGAGCTTTACACATTGCTCGTGGGCGAGATAGGCATTCCGCCAGTCAGGTTCAAGTGCGGACTGAAATGGTGGGAAATCAAAGCAATCGTACGAGGTTATAATCGCAGAGAGATAGAGATGTGGAGTGCGACACGTTGGCACGCATATCACATCATGTCTGTCATGCCGTATTGTGATTTATATGGGAAGGGGGTTCACAACCCGACGGACTTATTGCCCTTGCCAGGAGACAAGAAGAACGCAAATTTGCCGACAACTGACGAAATGGAACAATTCCAGCGAGAAGCAGACGAGTTGAACAAACAAAGAGGGTTTGGATGATGGACAAGAAAATCATTTTGAGCATGACGACGTGGCCGCCCAGGTATGAAACGACTGGGAATGTCATGGCTGGACTTGTCAACCAAATTCAGGAAGACTCCTTGCAAGAAAAGGTGCATGCGGTGCTTGCTTTAAGCGAGGAGGAAGTCTGTTCGACGTATGCCAGGAAAGCGGCTTGTGAACTTATGGACGAGATGGAGAAGATGGGCGTGGAGGTCATCATCGACAAAGGCAATACCAGAAGTCACAAAAAATTGATGCCAGCGCTTGAACGCTATCCAGGTCATGCCGTCATAGTAGTCGATGACGACCAGCGGCAACAAAACGGATGGTTGAAAACGTTTGTGAAGGACCATCAAGAACATCCAGACGACATTATATACGGCATGTCGACAAGCAGGGTGTTCGTGTTGGACCGCCAAATCATCGAAGAACGACCTCACGGGAAGTTGTGGCTTTCGACACCTGGAAAGACAAGCACGGACCTAAAGCCAGCTAACGGGTCAAGTGGCACACTATATCCGGCAAACACATTCAAAGATGAACAGTTCTTCGACAGAGAGTTGTACATGAGGCTTTCGCCGTCGAGCGACGAGACGTGGCAATGGGCGTTCGGAAAGATGGCTGGAAAGACGTACAGATGTCTCAGCGCTCACAACATTCCCTATCCGTCAAATGCAAGAACCGATTGCGCGTTGTGGAACGAGAACCACAGCAAATACAACGACATTCACGCCAAAATTGCAAAAGCCATCCCTGAATATTTGGAGGCCTTATTGCACGAGGCGAAGTGAGCGAAGATAGTGAAAATCGGTTTTTCCGACATTTGGCTTTTTCCCGAATGAGAATGCGAAGCCTTCCTCGGCACACCAGTAGGAGCCGAAGAAGGCTTCTGCGTTTCCTATCGGTGCAATTCCCGTTTCCGAAAGTGAGCCGTCATAGGTTGGCGGTACAGCTGGGAAAAAGATGCTGTTCCCGTTCGGAGCCGTACACATGAGTCCGTTTTGGTTTTCGATGATAGCATCAGCGCAAATGCAGTTTTCAATCAGTTCTTCGAAGTTTGAGGCGGTAGGGACTCGCCATCCTTCTGAAATGACTGGAAGTTCTGATTGCTTGTATTGTCCGTCGATATTCGAAGAAGACCACTTCACAGAAAGCCCAAGGTCGACAGAACCGTCCGGAAGATTGAGCAAAGGCGTGGTGAATTTCCGTATCTTGCCGTATCGTGTCGCGTCTCCTATGACGACATGGGCGCGGTAGTGATATGTGGTGGCAGGTTGAAGACAATCGAGGTGCACGAGCGCCCTATTGCCATCGAAATAGTTCGGGCGCCCGCTTTCGTCGGTTGTATATTCTGGCATAACATCATTCCCATTTGCGAACAAGCCGTCTTTACAGAATTGGATGGTAGCGCGATTTGGAAGAGCATCTGTAAGGAAGAGCTGGTCGACTGAGTTTGTATAGAGGTAAATGTCAGCAGAGACGGGACCGACACGGAAGGCTTCACCGGTGACGGCAATTTTGTCTTCTTCAGTAATGTCAATGACGCCCCACTCTTCTGGTTCGTCAGGTTGTGGCAATTCGACCTTTTGACACGCAGCAAGGCAAAGAAGGATGGCAAGCGGATAGAGTTTCATTGTTTGCGTTGATTTATGAGGTTTTCAATCATGTCGAAGTCTTCGTGAACGGACTCTGCAAGGACCTTTGCATAGCGCTGTGTCTGTTTTATATTAGAGTGGCCCAGCATCTTTGCCAGGTTCTCGATTTTGACACCATTTCGAAGCATGTATGTGGCGAATGTATGACGTGCAAGGTGAGAGTGAAGCGGAGTTGAAATGCCGGCTGCAATTCCGATTTGCTTCAGTTCGCGGTTGTAGACTTGGTTGGAAATCTTAGGCACAGTCATGTCGTAACGCTTCAGAACCTCGACAGCTGGAGGAAGAAGCTGGTTGACGTATGGTTGTCCAGTTTTGATACGGTTGCCTATAACGCGCCACTTTCCGTCGACTTCCTTGTATGCTGAAATGTCGAAGGCTTGTGCATCGGAAAAAGAAAGTCCCGTGTACATTTGGAAGATGAAGATGTCGCGTGAGCGTTCCATCCATGAGCCTGGTGCCGGCGAGAAGGCTTCAATCTTTGCCATTTCTTCCTCTGTCAGATATTCAGTGCTTTCACGTTCACCTTTGGAAAACTCACCACGAAGTCGGTTGTATGGGTTGGAAGTTATTTGCCCGCTTTTCTCCGCTCGGTTAAGCAAAGCACGCATACACTTGTGGTATGTATGGATGCCGCTCTGCGTGATGTTGCCGTAACGTCCTGAAAGGTTTCGGAGCCAAGCATCGAAGGCATAAATGTTTTCGACAGTTACATCAGCCCATGACCATATTTGCCCGAAGTCTTCAAGACGCAGAAGAAGGCAAGTGTAATGCTTTAAGGTTCCGAGGCGAACTGGAAGTCTTTGCACTTCGCTTTGCATCCAGTCGAGTGCGCTTTCTTCATGGGATGTCTTCCATGCCGTTTTTCTTATTTCTGAAACGTTGATTTCTTTTCCAGCATCGATGCACTTGTTGATTTCGTGCATGATGTTGTTGACAAGAATGCGAAGGCGTTCGTTCAAAACGTCTGCTTGTGGATGATTTATAACTCTGTCACGGGACCATTGTTTTGACTTCACGCGCACGCCCGTGTTAATGTAATAAGGTTTGCGCGAAATGGTTACACGGACCTCCAAAGGGCCTTCGTCGCCTGATTTGGTGCGGTTTCGGTGGTCGAAAACGATAGAAGTTGTTGTCATGTCTTTGTCTTTTGTGTTTACCCATACTTTTTGCGATGGGTAAACAATGGGTAAACATTTTTGCTAAAAAAGACCAAAATACACCAATTTCGACATCTTAGTAAATGTCCGTGTTTCCCTTTGTAAATGGGCGGAGAGCCGATTATATCAGCATTTCCGCCCATTCCTCTGGTAACCCGCTTGGGGTTTGGCGGTGTGTTGGTTTTCAGGTTGTTATATTATGCGTGGGTAAACAATTGGCTTTTAGAAGTGTTTGAACGCGCCTTTGATTTGATAGACGTGCGTGATGATTTCCTTCGGTATTGTCTGTTCGGCGACTTCTTTGTTGTCCGGAATGAGTGTGATGGTGTCACCGTTGTCACGGACGCGCTTGATTGTTCTCAGACCGGAAGAGGTGACAATTCCGTAGATTTCTCCGTTAATGAGATAACGGAAGTCGTTGATGCGTTTCATCGCTACGATGTCACCTGAAGAAATTGTCGGCGCCATACTGTCTCCGTGTGCGTTTACCCATGCGTCGCAATTATTATATGGCCGGCAATCCACATAAAACTCGGGGTTTGTGGTCTGGTCGTTTTCAAGTAGAGAAAATCCAGCAGCAAAATCGACATTGAAGTAAGGACAACCAGATGATGCAGTCTTTTTGGGTAGTTGTTCGTTGTCGTATAGCATTCCGCCTTTTCCCGTTAGAAGCCACTCGGTATTGAGTTCTGGGAATTGCCGAGAAATTTCTGCGAGTTTACTTGCGCCAAGGCCTTTCGACACGTTATTCACATACCCATTTGACAAACCAACAATCTGTTCAAATCGCTTCTGACTTAGCCCGCGATATTTTATAAATAGGACAAGTCTCTCTTTTACAGTCTGTTCCATAATATCTTATTTGTATTTATAAAAAATAGAACATTGTTACAGATATTTTTCTGTAAAATTGTTTGGTTATATACAGAGAATTTTCTAACTTTGCACCGAAATTAAGTAAGTAAACATCTAAACACGACATGTCGATGACTCCGAAAAGCCGACGAAACAAGGGTGTTGGAAGGGCAAAGATAGCTGTTTTTTCTAAATGTGCAAACAAATTAAGTAAAAAATATGATTGTAGAGAAAGTTTCGCGTGATGACATCCGTGCAATAGGTATTGGAAAGATTGGTGTTTTCGTATTGCCGAACGCAAAAGCAGTTGAGAGCGCTCGTGTTCAGTTTTCGATGATGAAGCGTCTCGAGAACATGGACTTTGAGAGAGTTGAAACTAACGAACCTTACACTATCGCGTACAGACGCGTGCGCTAAATAATAAGGAACTATGAAGAAGATAGGTTCAATGAGTGAAGCCGAATTTGCGATGCTGGTCAGCCGAACTGTTCAAAAGGTTATCAACAGCCAGGGCGAACAGTATGTTACTGGAAAGAGGTTGAGCGAGATGTTTCAGATGTTCAACAGAACATGGATTAAGAAATACGGTCACCTTTTACCACGAATCGAGGCTTCTGTACTTTTTGAAGAAGACGGTAGGAAGGTTAAGACTGGGTTTGCCTATCCAGTCAACCAAATTCGTCAGATGATTGACAACAACCAGCTCGACTTCGTGTACAGACAAAAGTGTGAATATAGAGAAAGCAAACATTAACTAAATAAAAGAGATAATTATGAAAAATGAAGTATTGAAGAACTGGCTCCGTCTTGCAGTCGTCTTCGTATGTGTGTGTGTTGCCCTTGTTCTTTTGATGGCTGAACCGAACAAGCCATACACTGGCCTTGCATGGTTTGGCGTTTTAGTTGCAACAAAGATTGGTGCGATGGCTTGCGGGTTCGTCGCATATCTTGAAGTGGACAAATTAACAAGTGAAATAAAAAAATAAGAGAAGTTATGGAGTTTGTAGGACTATTAGAAAAGAAAATTGACGAGAGAGAAGGAACGACTGGTTTCGGACCATACAAGGTTGCAACCTTTCTTCTCTCTGAAGTAGCATCGTTCCCGAAACATATCGTTGTGGATGTGATGGACGGAGAGATTGGTAGAATTGCGCAATTTGAAGCGCTTCTTGGCCAGAACGTGATAGTTGACTATGACGTAGAAGCAAAAGAGTCTCGTAAGGAACCAGGAAGATGGTTCAATACAGTGAGAGCGTGGAAAATTCGCAGCACACAGCCGGAACCACCAAAAAACGAAAGTGGTTAACATAAAAACTTTGAACTATGCACATGAACACAATTTACAAGGATTTCGTTGCCAAGGCTGCAACGGAAATCATGGCTAAACTTGTCGGCCAGGCTGCCTTTGAAGGCTCGATAGAAATGGATGAGTCATACGAAAAGAACGAAGGGATGTATCAGCATTTTTCTCGGCATGCGGCTTTTGCAGCAGAAGAGCTGGCGAGAACGTTGAGTCAGAACTGGAGGGCGTCTAACGACGGAACAGTCTTCTTCGATGTTGAAGACACTTTGACTTCTGGAATTGAGAAGTCGATAGACCAACTTAATGACACGGTGGCAGAACTGAAAGACGGACTCCGGGATATTAGAGACGCTATTATGTAAAAACAAAAAGCCCGTATGCCGAAAAACGGAAGGGAAAGACGTGGGCACCGGCATGTATGCGTAAACACCGGAACACGCACGGGCACGAAGAGAAGTTGTTTGTACTTTGGTTATGGGAAAGCACCTCGTCGAGAGATGCGGTGCTTTATTTAAGACAACAAAAGGAACTATGATAGAAGATACAAAATTACCAGAAATCGGCCAAGGCGAAGAGGTCCCTCAGTTTTTGAGTGACCAGCACTGGTTCGAAATTAGCACAGAAGGCCTCTATTTGGACTTCTCAGAGCCTTATTCGCCGCCGAGGTATACTTTATCGCATGGAGGCGTAAAGTTTGCAAATTTGGGCGATTTGCACGTCATAACTGGAAAGTCTGGACACGGCAAGACAAGTTTCATGTCGATGCTCATGGCTGCTCTTCTGAGTGGACATTATGAAGGTCTCTATTATGAACGCCAGGAAGTCGCTCCGGCTCCGAAAATTCTCTACATTGACACGGAGATGGGCAAGGACGACACCATTGCCATAAAAAACCGCGTATGTTCGATGGCTGGACTCGACCCAACTAAGCCCCAGGAAAGGTTCTTGGTGGCGCGTCTTCGAGAGACAGAAGAAGCCGCAGACCGATGGCGCCAAGTCTTGAAACTCATTTGGGAAGTGAGGCCAACCGTTGTCTTTTTGGACGGAGCCTTGGACATCGTAAAAGACTACAACGACCAAAAGGAATGTGCGCCCATTGTGAGACAGTGCATGATGGTGGCCACACACTACGATGCAAGTGTATGGTGTGTTCTACACGAAAACCCGACGTTCGAGAAGATGGTCGGAACGTTGGGAAGCATTCTGCAAAGGAAAGTGACCGAGGTTTTTGCTATCCGTAAGACTAACCAAGCAAAATTGCCCGCAAAAGACGTTCGTCCAAATCGGCCAAAGATTTACTTCACGGTTGACCAGCTGAAGGCAAGAGGTAAGGATGTCGATATGTTTGACTTCGAAATCACAAGCGAGAATGGATGGGGCGCTGTTCACGAGCTGTCGAACGAACCTGCGAAACCAGACAAGGTGTTCAAGACGAACGTGAAGATAGAAGAGCTGAGAAATTGGATAGTAGAAGGACAAAATGACATTGACTGGCCAGCAAGCCGATTTGCAGTAAAGAAATACATCCTGGAGAAGCATGACATTGAAGACGAGGAAGAACAGAAGGAACTGATAGAAATGGCACTTAACCGTCAATTCTTTATTATGCAAGACAAGGGCGAGATGGAAAGCGGCCAAACACATCCGAAGCTGAAGTTGAACACAAACGAGATAAAACCATTTGGTGATGAAAGAGAAGATGTTTTCTAACGCGCACGCGCGCGCGCCACGTTTGAAGATATATTGGATATATCTTCAAATGCGCGCATGTAGTACGCACGAGTGCAAGGCTGGCACGCCACTGGTGACCGCTTGATGCGGGCGGTCACTGGACGTGGCAGAGTGCCAGTGGAACCTTGCGCTCGGAAAGAAAAAAGAACCAAAAAAGAAAGAAGCAACCAGAGAGAGTTATGATAGACAAATTTACAGAACAGAAGATTAAGGACTCCGCAGACATTGTGGACGTCATGGGAGACTTTCTCGTCTTAAAGCGAACGGGCGTACGCTACACATGCCTTTGCCCTTTCCATGAAGACCACGAACTTGGGAGCTTCAGCATTTATCCAAGGGCAAACGTTTACAAGTGCTTCAGTTGCGATGCGAAAGGTGGTCCCATAGACTTCCTCATTGACTATAAAAAGTTGTCATATCCTGAAGCGCTTATCTAT